GAGATTTAATCCTGACAATCAATACAAAGTACATACCAATTACAATGATAAACTTGAAGTATATGATGCGTTTAAATTAAACGATAGGTATTACATAAAGAAAAACACATCAATAGAAGACAAATATATAACAAAAGTAGAATAATAATGTGGCGAGTATCGAGGTGTCACTCGGTAGAGTCGAAAGGCTTTTGAGCCACATTATTTTTTAAAATACACACTATAATATGGAATTAAGACCTTATCAAGACGAAATAGCTAAAAAAGCTACCAAAATCCTAAAAGAATGTGGATTCGTCTACCTATCGATGGAAGTTTAATTATTTTTTTGTATATTTGTATCAGTAGAGTCGTAGCTACAACTAAAAATTTTATTAAATTCCTGCATTGATAAAGACTACGACCTTTTGATGTGCAGGTTTTTGCTTATTATGGAAGAATGGAAAACAATTTACAATTTTGAAAATTATGAGGTATCTAATTACGGAAATGTAAGAAGAAAAGAATGTAAAATTATCTATAAAAATGGATATAATGCTTCTTATAAAGAAAAGTATTTAAAGAAAGAAATTAATAGAAAAATGTATGAAAGAGTGACTTTAAGCAAAGAATGTGTTACTGAAAGATTCCAAGTACATAGATTAGTAGCTATTTATTTCATAGAAAATCCTAAGCAAAAACCTTGCGTAAATCATATTGATGGAAATGGATTAAATAATAATATATCCAATTTAGAATGGTGTACTTATTCAGAAAATGAAAGACATTCTTACGATATTTTAGGTAAAATAAATCCAATTAGAAAACTAAATAATAATCAAGTTGAGTTTATCAGATTAAATGCAATATTAGGAAGAAAAGGAAATATAAAAGAAATGTCAATTAAATATAATGTTGATGTATCTACTATTTATAATGTATTAAAAAACAGATACTATGTTTAAAATTAGAGATTATCAAGAAAGAATAGCTAAAGAAGCACTTGTTATATTAAAAGAAAAAGGATTTGTTTACTTATCGATGCAAGTCCGCTGTGGTAAGACAATTACCGCATTAGAAACTGCTTACAACTTTGGTGCTGAACGAGTGCTATTCATAACTAAAATCAAAGCGTTTTCCTCAATCAAAAGTGATTACGATAACATTGGGTACTTATACAACCTAACTATTATTAACAAGGAGTCTTTGCATACAATTTATGATAATGATTTTGATGTGATTATAATTGATGAAGCACACGGATTGGCTGCATTTCCAAAAGCAAGTAAATATCAAAAGGATATTCGTAAAAGATTTAGTAAAGTGCCAATGATATTTTTATCAGGAACACCAACTCCTGAATCATTCAGCCAATGGTATCATCAATTGCAGGTAACAGATAAAAGTCCATTCAAACATTACACTAACTTCTACAAATGGGCGAATGACTATGTAAATGTTACGGAACAAAATCTTGGTTATGCAAGAGTTAAAGTTTATAAATATGGAATAGAAAGTAAAATTTTACCGCAAATACAACCGTTTATTATAACTTTTACACAAGCTCAAGCTGGTTTTACATCCGAAGTAAATGAACATATCTTAGAGTGTGAAATGTTACCAATTACTTACGACATTATTAAGCGATTGAAACGTGATAAGATAGTGCAAGGTAAGAGTGGATTGATATTAGGAGATACTGGAGTTAAATTACAGCAAAAACATTTGCAATTGTCATCAGGAACTTGTAAATTTGAAGATGGTACTTCGATGGTTATAGATTACTCAAAGGCTAAATTTATTAAATGGAAGTTTGAAAACGAAAAGATTGCTATTTTTTATAAGTTTAAAGAAGAATTAAATATGTTAAAGTCTGTTTATGGAAATGATTTAACGGTAGATTTAGACGAATTTAATTCAACTAATAAATGTATTGCACTTCAATTTTCCAGTGGCAGAGAAGGGATTAGCCTTAAAAATGCTAAATATATAGTAGCTTTAAATATTGATTTTTCTGCAACTACTTATTTTCAATTTCGTGACCGAATGACGACTTCTGACAGACTTTCTAATGACATTTATTGGATATTTTCTAAAGGCGGAATTGAAGAAAAAGTATATAAAGCTGTTTTAAATAAAAAATCATTTACTTTGTCAATGTATAAAAAAGAATGTTTATGATAAAAAAAATTTAAATTAAACGTGAAAACATTTTGTAATTCAAATTAAAGTATTATATTTGTCAAATGAAAAGAGAAATAAAATTTAGAGCTTGGGATAATGGAAAAAAAGAATGGCTACTTGGTTATGAATATTCAAATTTAGGAGGATTTAGTATCGATGGAGAATGTATATTGATGGGGGAATGGTCAGGCGTTTGTACTTCTTTTATGTTTGAAAACGATAATCGTAAAAGAGAAGATTTAAAATTGATGCAATTCACAGGTTTAAAAGATAAAAACGGAAAAGAAATCTATGAAGGAGATATAGTTACTTACGATAGAGGTATAGGTAATTGGACAGGAGAAAGGATGACAACTACTCACGAGGTAGTATTTAACGATGATGTATTTGCTTTTGTAATGAAATATGGAAGTAGCTATATTAAATTAAGAAAACACTGGAATTATATATACGAAGTAATAGGAAATATTTATGAAAAAGCAACCGCCTTACATTCCATTACCTCCTGAATGTATTACATTTCAAAAGCGTGACTATTGGTTAGACCAACGCATCCAGCTGACTCCATTAGGAAAAGAAATTAGATATAGTGGGATTAGAATAAATGATGATATGCCATATTTATACGGTAGAAGGCATTGGATATATACATTTATTTATTTAGATGGAAGTGGATTAATAGAGTTTGAATGTGATTATGATAATAAAATATATGTTAGAAAGTAAAATACAGACAAAGATTAAGAAGAAGTTACAAGAAGATGGATGGATAGTAGTAAAACTCATAAAGACTTCGATGACAGGTATTTGCGACTTAATGTGTCTTAAAGATGGTAAGGTTAAATTTATAGAAGTAAAGCAAATTAAAGGAGTTTTATCGCCAATCCAATCCCACGTTATAGAAACCCTCCGTACAAACGGATTTGAAGTTAATGTTTGGGTTGATTATGAAAAAGATTACGAACTAAATAAATAAACAATGAAAGAAAATGCAATGATTAAAATAGGAGCTATGATTGAAGTAGCAAAAAGAGAAATGGATAATGACCCATTTTGGAAGATTGGAGTAGCAGATGCACTCGTATTGATAGATGCTCAATTGAGAGAAATTGAAACGTTGGAATACATTTATAACTTAATACAAAACGATGATGAGTAACACACAAGGCGGAAAAAGAGATGGTGCAGGTCGTAAAAAACTTGACTATGATTTTAAAGTAATTCAGGTACGTGTCCCTTTGGATATGGAATATGCAGTTAAAGATTTCATTAAAAAACTTAGAAAAGAATGGCTTACAGCAAACACACAGTAGAAAAAAGACTCTCAATATGGGAGTACGCAGCAGAGCAAAGAGAAGTAGCAAAAAAACTGTTAGAAAAGTGTAAAGAACGTGAAAAACAGTTACAAAAGGTGAAAAGTAGTTAAATTTAAGCCTAAACATTGATGCTTTGTAAATAAGTAGAGTTGGCGTTAAAGTTCGCTTGAGATATTTACATAAAGATACTATCAGTAATGGTAGATGTGTTGTTCCCTTGAGAAAGGAAAATAGAGTGGCTACAAGGTTATTGCAATTAACCAGTAAAGACTAACACAAATGAGTTCTTGATATATACCCCTAGAAATAGGGGTGGTATATTTAATTTAAAAAATAATTAATATGGAAAATTGGAAAGATATACCTAATTATGAAGGATTATATCAAATAAGTGATTTTGGAGCTGTTAAATCTTTAATCAGTAATAGATTATTAAAACCTTCTCCAGATAAATTTGGCTATGTTAGATTCAATGCTTTAAAAAATAAAAAAGCTAAAACATTAAGAATACATAGGTTAGTTATGGAAATATTCAATCCTATTGATACAATTATGCAGGTAAATCATATTGATGGCAATAAATCAAACAACAATATTGATAATCTTGAATGGTGTACTGATTCTGATAATAAAAAACATGCTTATAAATTAGGTTTAATGAAGTCAGGAAATCAATACACAAACAGAGATAAACAAGATTTACCGAGATATAAGTTGAAATCTACCAACTTTAATTAGAAGATTATAGTAATGTAATCCATAGATGGGAATGTATGAGATATGTCCCTATATACTATGAGAAGTTCTCAGCAAGTAGTTATAAGATACTGTAAAATCAGTAGGTAGTGATTCCAAATTTATTTGTGAGCTATTTAAAACCTGATAGCAATTAACTACGTGACCCTACTCTTATCAGGGACTCTAATAAAGCACGGTGTCAATGAGGTATTGACTGATAAGAAAGAGGGTTCTAATAAAAAACCCCTAATAGATGTATTTATTAGGGGTTACTTATTGCGGTGATTATCGCCGCATTACTTAAACTTATCCTTCATTTCTAAATGAAGTTTGTATGCTGAATTGCTTATCTCGTAGACTTGACCACAATCTTGACACTCCATTAATCTCTTGATAGTTCCCATTGCGGTAACTACATTTTTAAGCAAGACTACATTCTCACTTGAGCAAGAAGGGCAACTGTATTTAAGATTACCGTTTATAACTCCAGCGTGAGTGTTTGGTTTAATGTAGTTCTGCATCGTTAAGAACACATCCTCCAAGACAACTATATCGCCATCGCAATAGTTACCCATTTCTTCAAGTGCATCGGGATTACCCTTCATAACTTCTTTCCACATATCAAACCCGCTATGCTTAATCTTTGCTCCGACTCCTAAAAATTGTGCAATGTAATCCAGCTTATTGGAATTGAAATTAAAGCCACTTTTAGCCTTTTTAAGAGTATCTAATGTCTTGTATTGCGGAAACATTGAAACCCTATGGAATATACAACGTGTTCTTATCCATTTGATGTCAAACCTATCCCCATTGTGTGCAATCATTTCATCAGCCTTATTAGCCACCGATATAAAATCAATAAGCATTTGCTTATCACACATATTTTTATCCCAAGTCAGTCTATGGATTTTATCCTCGTGTTCCCACTTGTAAGAGATACATATAATTTTACGCTCATCGACAATGCTATCGGGATGTATAGTTAGATTGTAACCAATCCTCCAAGCATAGACAAGGTTAGGAGATGTTTCGATGTCAAAGAAAAGCCTTTTGATATGTTCTTGATTTTGAACGATGTCAAAGTACTTATTCTCTTGTTCGGGAGTTAGTCGATAGCGACCTTGCTTATTAATAGTTACTCCAACTTTGTTAGCGATATAATGGTTAAATCGATACCGCCTTTCAGCATTTTTTTTCATATTTTTTGTTTTTATAAGAGAAATCTCTTATATTATCTTCCAAATATATGAAATTATTTCTTAATAACGCTTAATTTCTTTTCTTGTTCTTTGGAAATCATATATCTACCACTCTTATTTAGCTTTGCACCAATTTTTTTAGCAGTAGCATTGTCCATTCTGTAACGTCTGTTTGAGTTCTTTTTCATTTGAATCTATAAATTATATACGCAATTAGTGGAATTAATAACCATAACAAGATAAGAAATGGATTCGAAGTTTTCGTTATATCTTTAACTTTCCTATTTTGTGTTACTTTTGTGTCTTGTACTTTTAACTCGTTTTTAGACACTTTTATATCTTGGACTTGTATAGTGTTGTCTTTTGTCTTTTTATAGTTAATAGTCACATTTCTGTACGTTTTACCATCAATGACAATATCCTTGCAAGTATCTAATGGAGTAATAGTAAACTCATCAGTTGTAATGTCGTTTTTAGTTTCTATTTTAATATCTTCTTTTGTAACAATTTTAGTCGATATTTGTGACAAACTATCCTTCTTAACCTCATCTATAATTACCTTTCTTGTACCGCAAGATGATAACATTGTAATTACAGTTGATGCTACTACAACATAAACCCAAAACATTACACAGTTCCTATTTTGATTTATCATTTGTATTCTTTTTTAGCATCAAAACTTGGACAAGCTTTATTTACACCAAAGTCACGATGTCCTTGAACAATAGCATTAGGAAATTGTTTTTTAGCAGCGTTTACTAAATATAATAAACTTTCTTTTTGCTTTAAAGTCCTTGTGTCTTTTGGATTACCTGCTGCGTCTATTCCACCTATATAACTAAAATGTATTGATTCTGAATTATATCCTTTTACGCCATTTGTAGGTTGTTCATATTTTGCTAATTCGTGAATAATTCCATTTGCATCTATTAATCTATGATACCCGACAGATTTCCACTTTAAAGTATTTTTCCAATAATTTAAAATAGATTCTTTTTTAACATTTGGTTGTGTAGCAGTACAATGAATTACTATAAAATTAATATTTCTCATTTTGATAAAAGTTTTATAATTGTTCCTACTAATCCAGCAGTAAGTACTCCTGCGACAAATTTCAATTGACCTATGTAAACAGACTTTTTAGCCATATCAAGTTCAATAAACTCTAATTTTTCCCTTAAAACTTCTATGTCGTGTCTTATGGTATCAATATCAGATATTACGCCTTTATTGCCATTTACTTTAGAACCAACTAAAGCACTTGATATATGTTGTAAATCTTCTTTAATAAGTCGAAGGTGTTGTTCCATTCGGTCTAATCTTTCTTTGTCTTGAAATTCCATTCTAACTTTTTAATTTTGCAACTATATCCGTAAATCCTTGTATGCTTACATAAGCAGTAGCTATAACAACCCAATCTTGAGAAGTTAAATCACCTGCAAATAAACCACCACAAGCTATAACAAACACCATTAATTTACGTGAAATAAACTTATTTAAAATTCTATCTATATTCTCTTTACTCATATACTATAATTCAAATATTGTACATATTCAGGAATTTCATCTTCTGATATTTCAAATAAATCAGGGTGTTGAACTATTGATGCGTGTTCTTCTAATGGCTCGTTTGCTACAACTACAGTGTAACTTTCTGTGCCTACGCTATTTGTTTGTCTAATGTGTCTCATTATGCTGTAAAGTATTGAATTGATATATAAACAAATGCAGGTGCATTAGACGCTCTACTCATTATAAATTCATAGCCTGTATTAGCTGCGTTTCTTCTAATGCTTGTAAATGTAGGTAATGTAACTGGCTGTGAACTATTTGTATTTGTCATTAAACCTGACCCATAATATAAATTTGCACTTGCAGTTGTCAATCCACTTGGTGATATAGGTATTGGTAAATCAGTTGGAAAAGGACAAATTACAATAGTTGCACCAATTCCTACTGATGTATAAATTAAATTTAATCTAACATTTACCGTTTTACCAATTTGCGACCATTGATAAGTATGATTTGTTGTTCCTGTTGGAGCAGTTGTTGCAGTCCAAACTGGTGTAGGTGTATAAACTTGTTCAGCTACTTCTTTGAATACTTGCTCAGTTGGTACTGCACTTGCATTAGTATTATTAGCTAATATTGTAAATGCAGATTGAGGTGTACTACCACCTCCACTAATAACTAAATCCCCACTTCCTAAAAGACTATTACCGTTTATAGATTTGATGTTTACAGTAGATTGTAAAGTATCTTGTTTTGATGCAGCTAATCCACTATATTGAGTATTGGTAGCGTTATCTCCTGTATTAGTTCCGCTTGTATTACCAATAACAACTAAATTAGCATCAGTAACATATCTCTTATTAGTTGAATCAGCTATGTCAGCAGTAGTAGCGTCTGCACCTGCAGTAACTAATCCCTTTGAATCGTAAGTAATCTTTGTTTTTGTTGCACCTGTTATTGCAGTGTTGCCTGTTACTTTTCCATCTAATTGTGTTTGAACAGAACTCCCTGAAACTCCTTTTAATAGGGCTAATTCAGTAAGACTTGGGTAGGTTGCTGTAGATAAACTAACCACGTTTTTACTAGCATCAAATGAAGCAATAGTATTTATAGTTTGTCCTGAAGCGTTTAGTCCTGTACCTGCAAAAGTTCCATTAGCACTAACTGTTGCCTTTGTTACTAAATTTGTTTTAAATTCAGCAATATTAGCGTTATTAGTTGTCATAAAGACACCACCTGCTGCATTTACTGAACCACCAAACACACCAATACCATTTGTACTTTCTGCGGAAAGACCATCAGAATTTGTAGATATAGCGCTTATAGCATAGTCATTTTCTGAAGTAGCATTAATAGTACCAGTAAAAGTTTTACTTCCAGCAAAGGTTTGGTCTCCTGTTGTAACTACACCTCTTGCAGCTAAACTTGCACTTGGTAAATTAAATGTATGTGTACTTCCACTTGAATTAATAGCGAAATCTGTTCCTGTTGTTCCTACTGCAAAATTCTGAACCTGTGCTTGTAATCCATTTAAAGCAGTTAATCCAGCAGAAAATGTTGTTATTACTTCGCAAAGATGTCCATTTTGTGTATGTAGTGTAATTGTTTTACTTGAAGCATTTACATAAACTCTTATCGCTAATCTATCATTAACTGTTAATATTGTTTCAGGAACTGCTAATGCGGTAAAATAAGCATCAATAGATGTACCATTTGTTATTCCTTCAGGAACAGCAGAACCACTTGCAATAAGTGTAAATGTAGTTCCATCGTATTTATACAATTCAGCATAAAATGAAGGTGAACCACCAGCAGAACTTGAAGAAAAGAAAAATTCTAAATTCCAATTTCCAGCAGGAATAAGTAATAATGATGGGTCTGCAACATCAGTTATAAATGAAGCTATATATCCATTAGAACTTATAGTAA